ATTGTCGCTAAGTCGCAACTTGCCAGTGCGTCCAGTATAAAATGGCATGGCTTTATTGTCTTTGTTTCATCTTAGCAGCTTCCTTAATCATCAATTTGATACAAAGTGGTGTCAAACTGTACGATGCGAGAATAAGTGGTGCCGCTGCTTTCGTCGCAAGGATGTTCAATCGCTCTGATGGTCACCTCTCCTTCTTCCTCCATTGTGATTTCCGTCACGCGGAACACGCGCTTGTTTGTAATTTGATTGCCAAACACTACTAGCCATCCTTCAAAAGCGGCAAGTTCTGGAGCAGTGTTATTCACAATGGTGATGCCAGGTTTTTTGATGACGCCTTGGCCGCCCTTGTAAAGCAAAGCATCGTATGTGGCATTGACAATGCCTTCTGTCAATGGAATGTCAAGGCTTCCGCCAGCTCCAATCTTACCTGCAGTGAGGTTGTCCCATTGGTTTTGGTCTGTTTGCACATAAATGTAGGATCCAGGCGCCACTGGGCTTTCAGTTGGGAATGTCTTAAATTCCACGGCACGTTTAGACCATCGCCGCTGTGAACATAACAACATGCCATAATTAATTGCCTGATTCCTGCTGGAAACATAGGCGGATAAATCAAACGTTTGCCTGATGCAAGAGGCTTCATCTGCATTAGCCAAGCGAATGGTAAAGCTTGTATTGCCAGGGAATGGATCCCCGTCTGTTGAATCTCGATAGACGATGGTGGCAAGAAGATCTTCAGTGTTGTCGCCATAGTCAATAAATTCTTCCTTGTAGCTCCCTTCGAGAATGTTCCCTTGATTAAACAAAGCAGAAATATCAATGCGGCTATCAACTAAGCCATTCTCGTCATAAGGCACTGCGGGTGCCAATGATTCTTTGCCGCCAATCTTGGTAAATTCCAACAATGAGAACGGTGCCACTGTGGTCCAGAATTCGCGCCATGACTGAGGATCGGCAATAACACCATCCATGAAATAACCATTTGCCCTGCAAAACTTCACAGCCTTGCCAAGGCTTTCTAGGTCGATGCCATTAATATCAGCGTATGCTCCAATGCCATTCTCCTTATCAAGCACGCTATCCAAGAAGATTTCAGGAGCGTAGCTCGTTGAACTAACTGGCACGCTATTTACATCCACTACATAGTCACCGTCTTGATTAGGAGCAAACCTCCTCACTTTCTTGCCTTTGGTAACATAAGCACTAAGCGTACGTAAATCTTGAATTCCTTTTCCGCTGTAAGCATTAAAGCCGATGAGAGAAAGCCCTTGGTAAAGAGCAGGCGGGAAGGTTTCTATTTGTTGCTCTGTAACAGCAGCCAATGCAATTTCAGGGCCACCATCGAAAGAGAAAGCAATTTGCGTGTCAGAACGCATTGAAAATACGTCCCATTCGTCCACAAACCCTGGATTATTATTGAGCGGAGGAAGCAGCCTTTCGGTTTTCAACACTCGACCGTGAATGGCAACATATCCCGCTCGGCCATTGCCAATGGGAATATTCTTATTCTTCTCGCTATTCTTGTATGCGCGAGTGTCAAGATAGGCTACGTCCACTTCTCGCTCGCCAAAGTAAGTGCGAATTTCTGCCGACAAGTCGATAATTGGTTCCATCTTAAATGACCATTTCGTTCGCTCCTCATTTGATACAAAACGCATGCTGACAAAGTTATCCACTTCCACGCCTCTACGAATGGCAAAGACAGTTGGCACGCGCTGATAAATATCATCAGACTCTTTCTTGTAAAGCAACCAAAACATTGCTGTGCGTATGCGGAGACCATTATCTGCGTCTCTATGCTTTTGCTCTTTGTTGTCTCCATATTTGCTTTGACGCCCAGAAATGCGCTTATAAACTCTTGCTTTCAATGCAAAATCAACGATGTCACACTTTGTAACAGTGGTGTAAGTAAGTTCGTCAATCTTTGCTAGGCATTTAACATTGAAATAGTCATTAAATCGCTCTGGATCGCGCAAGATAAACTGGCATTCATTGATCACTTCCTGCACTTCATCGTACCGTGCTTGCCATGCTGCATCTCGCGCGGCCATGGCACCGGTGTCAAGGATAAGAGTTGAGGCAAGCTCGCCAAGGCGCGTCTTGAGCCTATTCTTCCTGCGCTTCAGACGCTTGCGCTCATCTGCCGCATCAGAACGCGGATTGCCGTCATATAAGCCACGTAACGTGGCCCTTCTCGAAAGCTTGGCATATAGATCCTTCAATGCATTCTTGGCATTTCTCACTTCATTCTGTAAAACTCTCTTCCTTTGCTTCTTGCCAGAAATCTGCCCTTTATAGCCCTGCGGTTTGTCGTCTAAGAGATCTGCAATCTCATCGTTCTTTTCTTCAATCAAATCTCTCTTAGCTTTAATCGTATCCTCAATACCGTCAATTTGCTTAATTAGATCATTGAACTGTCCGCTATTTTTGGCTGCGTCATAAAGGGAATCGTCGTCAATGGTGCCCTTAATGATTGAAGTGAGTGTTTCAATTTCATCCTCCACTTGATCAAATTCAGCTTGCAATGCAAGAAATACATCAGCTCCTTCACCGATGTAAATATTACCATATCCTTTCCTTTCATCGTCTAAAGCTTGAAGCTCTTCTCGTTTTTGCTGTAAAAGCTCTTCTGTTTCTACTTCGTTCTCTAAATAGCTCGTGGTTCCATAGTCTTCCTCGCAAAGAATACCAGTTTCTATGCATTGAAAAGTGAACTCCCCTTCTCGCCCTTGTTTTTTCTCAATGGCATTGATAAGCTTAAATTTTGCAGCACCAAGCTTATAAACACTAGATGCTGTCATTGTGCTAATCAAGGCAATGCGATAGTCCTGCGCAGCACGTTCCACTTCATCATCAATCCTGTCGTCAGTTTCAACAAAGCGCAATGTAAAAGAAGCGCCTTCTGGAAACCTTGGGCGATTGTCGCTGCCTTGCCATGATTGCGGCCAATATATGCCTCTATCTTCGGAAGAAATGCGAGTGCCAAGGTCATCTTTTGATCGACCAAGAATGTCTCCATTATCTTTAGTCAACTGGCCGTTTTCATCGCGCTCTAATACGAGCACGTTAATAGGCACTACGTCGTAAAGACCAAGGGTATTATTACTAGAAGGGGAAAATGCTTGACTATAACCATCGACAATGATGGCTCCGCCTTTGTTTGCTCGATAAGTGTAATCTTGTGAGCCTTGCCCATCCTTGCTTGGGTCTTGCTCTGCGTTACCAGGCGGAAGCTGAAAGTCACCAAACTTCAGCGGACCGCTGGCATTGTTGCCATAGAGCCAGTATTTTTGAGCAGGAAAATCCTCCAATGGGGCCTGGCCAAATGCAGTAAAACCATATTCATAAGCTTCAATATCTCCAGCTCCGACAACGCCAAGCATTTGAATGAATTGTTTGTTGCCAAAGCTTTGTACAGCCGACCAGACCAAGGATGTATTAACTCTTAGTCCTCCAGCGCTTCTGTTGTCGTCTTCTTTATTGGTATAAACCAAATTCACGGGATCGCCATAGCGTGCCACTTCCTGAAAAGAATTGAAGCCATAACGCGGGCCAAAGATGGCATTGCGACTTTGTTTTCCTACCTTCTGCTGCTGTTCTGGTCGCGCTGTAAGGGCACCAACCACCTGAAAAATAGTGCCAACAACAGTTAGAACAGTTGCAATGATAGATAACGGCTCGTTTCTTATGTCAAAAACAGTCCCTATTTTTTCGTCTCTGTAATTCAATTGGGCAAGATAAAACTGCCAGTATTCTTCTTCTGTAATGCCAAGTGCTTCAATTAATTGATGCTCGTAGGGCAGTAATTTACGCATCGGCCTTTGGCTTGAACCAGTTGAATTCTCTTATCGTCTTTGACGATAAAGCAATGCTAACACTACGTCCTCTTGGAGCAATGCAAATAATGCTTTTGTTTGCTATTGTCCCCAATGCGCTGCGCTGTCCAAGCATTGCCACACAACCAGACGATGGACTAAGTGTTCTGTCGGCATTTTGCAAAAGCCAACGAGCCATTCTCAATGGAGGAAGAGCATTTTCTTGATAGTTCTCATAGGCCCAAGCAAAATCAGCAGCATAATCATAAAGACCAAGCCTTCGTCTGATTGCACAAAACAATTGGAAACAGTCTGTAAAACCGAAGCCATCGTCGGGAGAGGCCCCCCATTTATATTGCAAGCCAATGAGATCATTCATAACTAGCGGAAGCTCACTTCTGCTGTCACTGGCAAAATGCCTACATTTGTAGTGTTAAACGTACGTCGCGGGAAATTTGCTCCAACGCTATCCATAGCGCTTCTAAAACGCAGCTCAACGGTGGTATCATCAAACGATGCGCCCACGCCAATGTAGTATTCGTCGTACGATGCAACTGTGGAGTAGTTTTCATAGCTTGAAAGACTTCCCGTGTTGCCTAGCCATGCAGTTTTAAAAGATAATCGACTAAGCCTATTGCCATCGCCTTCTTCAACTAATGCCACGCTAAATTCACTGTGCGGGAATAGCACACGCAGCAAGGCATTTTCTCCGTTCAATGAAGCAAGAGAGCCTTCTGCTCTGAATGGCGCAAATTCATACAACGGCACGCTTGTACCAGGCACTGCCACTTGAGAATCATTTGTGCCATAGAAAAAATTTTGATAACGATGAGTGGTGCCGCTAATCGGAGTGCCACTGGCTGTGATGCCACTAGCCGTGGTAAGTTCTAAAAAATTGGCAACAATAATCTTCTCGCTCATGACAACTCACCAATCAATCGCACTGTAACATTGCTCACCCCATTGAATACCGCCTCAATTGCAGGAGGCTCTGCATACTCCCAAGAAATACTGTCTGGTGCTCTTAGCTCATTACCAAACGCGCTGTTCATTCCAGAAAACATTTCAGAAGGAAGAGCAAATCTATCTATGCTGCCATTCTGTCCATAGTAGTGATCAATGATTTGCTTTGCCAATGCATCAGTGATGTTTGTAAATTGAAGCTCAATGGAATGACCATAAGATTTGTTACCAAATACGCGCTTAACCGTAGCGCCTGATAAAGCCCGATAAGTTTTAAGAGGGAATTGCCCCGCTGAGTAGGTTCTCGATGCAGGGCGAATAGAAGGAAAATCAGCCATTAACGGATGCCAATGCGAGAGCGAGTGGATGGGCTTTGTTGTATCTTATCAAGGGCCATATTCATTCCCCTGGTAGCACCGCCCGCAATTGAAGCACGGCGTGTTTCAGCCATTGCAACCTCTAATTGCTCACGGCTTACATACTCTACGCCATTAATCTTTGTGCTTTCAAACTTAAGCGTAAGCGGAGCTGCTTGTGCCATGCCTGGTGCATTGCGCCCCATTAAGTCACGAGCAGAACGTTCGCCGTTAATTTGCACTGGAATGGCTCGGCCATTTGGAAGGGGAACAACAGCTTCGTTGTAGCGCCCTTCACCTACAAGGCCAAGAGTCGGGCCGGACACCATGCCGCCGTCAGCAAAGGCACGGAAACCACCAGGGGCAATGCCGCCGTTGGCAAATGCCATGCCAGGAGGCAATGCAGAGGCTGGAATGTCTACGCCTTGAACAATAGAGGAAGACGAACTGCCTCCTCCTTTGAACATGCCACCAATACTGCTAATACCACCGAGCAAGCCGCCAACACTAAGAAGAATGCTGCCGATTCCTCCAAGCGTATTGGAAGTGCCACCTTCTTTGATTTGGTTAATACCAGCGGCAATGCCCATGATGGAGCCAGCAGCGATGCCGATGCCTTGAACTGTTGCGCCCAATGCTTTTTGCCAATTGATATTGGCCTCTGCAGTTTTTTCTGCTGTTTGATTCACCGTCTCCGCGACGCCTTGTGTGGCAGTGTTTAAATTCTCCGTAGCGGCGCCGATGGATTCCTCAAATTGCATTCCTGCGGGCATCTGGTCAATTGGCACGTCAATACCTTGAACAATGGCGGAAGCACCTGGCAATGCATTGGCGGCGGATTGGGCTGCACCTCCTGGGCCACCAGCCGCGCTTCTTATTGCAGCCGCGTGACCTTCAATTTTCTGTTGTGTTTCACGCGCTGTTTTTAATTCCTGAAGCTGTTTTTCCGTGGCGGAAAGTTGCTCTTTGCGTTTCGCTTCTTCACTGGGCAGGCCAAATATTGCACCAAGTTGATCCTTGAAGAATTTTTCAACTGGCTGCATTGCAAAGTCAAAGAACATGGTCAAGGCTTGATCAGCCAAGGCTTCCTGGGCCTTTTTGAGTGCTTCCACCGAATCGCCGCCTTTGGCGATTTCTTTAAACATATCACTGTATGCGCCCGTGACGCCTTCCACCGCCTGATTAATACGCGTAGAAGTTTCTTCTAGAGCTTTCAGCGCGTCAGCATTTTTCATTGTTGCAATAGCGCTTTCGAGAGCAGCAATTTGATAAGCTTTTTGTGCTTCAGTTAAGTCTTGCAACTCTTGCTTATTCTGCGCAATAGCCTCTGCATTACCTTTTAAGGCGGCGGTTTCATTTGGAGTTAAAGCGATGCCATCCTTTTGTTTCTTTTGCAGGGCCGCAAGAGCCTTTTCATAGTCTTCGGTTTGTTTTTTGTTCCTTTCAATTCGCTCTTGCATTTCATAATTAGCCTTCGCAAGATCTTCTTGGTATTTAATGTATTCTTGCGGCATTCCTTGTAGCTGTAGATCATTTCTAATCTTCATTAAATCATTTTCAAGCCTTTGTTCTGCGACCGGGAAAATAGTATCAATATTTGCCTTGATCAAAGCGCTGCGTTTTTTTAGGGCTTCATTTGTGGCCATAATTGCAGTGCGTGCAGCCATCTCTTGCTGCGTGGCCATCTGTGTTTGTTCTACTTGCAGTTTGCCTACAGCCTTGTCCGCACGACGCTCTCTCGCGCCTGTTCCTCCTCCAATGCCAAGGATTGATTGAACTTTGGCTGTAAGCTGCTTCTCCTGTCCAACTGGCACTTGGGCACCAGGCACGTCAAATGCAAGGCCAGCATAATGAGCGGATCCAGGGGTGTGGCGACCAACGGGGCTTCGTCCCTTGAATTCTGTTACCTGCACACCAGCCTTGGTAAGCTGCTGATATGCAGCCTCTGCCAATGCGCGAGAAGCAAATGCAAGATGCTCGTGATAATTGCCGCCACCATGGTCGGCCTGGTAATAAGGGCTAGAAGGATCTCCCGTGATATATTGAGTCATGCCACTTGGCAGGCCTTTTCCGCCGCCTCCACCTCCGGCAGCAGCAGCAGTATTTTCCGCCGCCCTGTAGTCCGCCACGGCTTTAGCAGCATCTTGCTCTGCCTTACGGATGATGCTGATGCGGTCAAGCTCTAGTTTCTGTAAATCTTGTTGGAATTTTTCTTGACGAGCTTGGATTGAATTAAGCCCTGCAAGCTCGTAGGAATTGCGAGCATCAATCAATGCGAGTTGATGCTGGAAGGCTTGGTCGTCAAGAGACATGCGACCTTCCGTGATTGCTTTGTTAAGTGCATTCTGAGAATTGGCGGCATCAATGGCGGCTTGCTGCTGCTGATTTGCAAGCTTTTCTGCTCCAGACTGCCCTTTGCCATCTGCAGCACCGGGTGGAATGTCTTTCAATTGTTGCCTACTAGCATCAATTTGACGCTGCCTATTTACAGCCACTCGGGATGCCTCTGCAGCCGCCTCATCCGCCTGGCCAGCCTCATTGAGTGCTTTAATTCTTCCTTGTTGCGCAGCTTTTAAATTTGCATTAATTTGCATTTGGCCACCAGATGCAACGCCGCCCATGTAATTAATGCCAGATGCCAATCCGGTCCTTTGTAATGTCGCATATTCTTCCTGGGTAATTTTTTGCGCTCCACCTTTCAAGCGATTAAGAATGGCTGTGGCTTTTTCAATGGATTGCAACTGAGTTTCAATTTCTTGCTGTTTAGTCTGAGCGGCGGCAATATCACCAGCTTCTGCAGCCCTATTTAGTTCATCTGTCAGGCCAGCAGCCTTTCTTCGTGCATCATCTGCAGCGCTGCCAATATTTAAAAGTCGTTGAGCAACAAAATCAAGCCCAAGCAAAACTGCGCCTACGCCAAAAGAAATCAAAGTAACCTTCAATGCCATTGCCGCGATTCTTGCGGCATTGAAAGCGGCGGCCATCGCGTATATCCTTGCAATCGCGGCGCTAATGCTGGCAATCCATCCTTGAATTTGCGCAATGCTTAATGTACTCATGAAACGAATTATTGCGGCAGTTGCTTGCACAATGCCAGTGCTGACTAGTAATTGAAACGCACCAGTCAAAGTACCAACAATCGTTGCATAAAGAGCCACTCGTGCTACAAAAGGAATAGAGATGAAATCAAGAACAAGCTTTGCCACTGTAGTCAGTGGCTGTACCAGCACGCTAAGAGAAGAAATAAAGCCTCCAATATTTTGAGCAGCGGAAACGATAGATGGGATAATATTTTTTAGTGTTGCGTAAAAATCTTGAGCCCTGGGAGTAAGCAGATTAAAGCCTTCCCCACCAATAACCAAATTATCGGTGAAAGCCTTGATGACATCTGTTGCATCTTTGATCATGCTTTGCACAGCGGGTCCGACGACTGCCGCAAAAGCATTCACCATTGGCTGCAAAGATTCATACATCGTCTGCAAAGAATTTTGCATGGCGTTCATTTGCCCTTGCAATGTTTTGGATGCTTTTGACGCAGCATCGCTAAACTTAGTATTCATCAATATTGCTACATTCTCAAGGAGCACTTTCATCGCGTCGCCCTTGAACATTCCATCTTCTAGAGCCTTGGTAAACTCTGTCATGCTCATTTTTGCTGCTTCGGCAAAAAGTGCAACACTGCCAGGTAAAACGTCGCCCAACTGACCCTTGAGTTCCTCCGACATGACCTGGCCTTTGCTGGCCATTTGCCCAAACGCATAAAATACGCGATCCACTTGATCAGCGCTCAGCCCAAAAGTCGCAGCGGCTTTAGTAATGCCACCGAAAAGATTTTGAATACTGCCCGGATCGAAACCAGCAGGCTGCAATGATGCAAATAATCTCGTGAAGCCTTCCCTTGCACTGTCAATGGGGATATTTAATTCTTTGATTGAGTTTTCAATAAACTTTAACGATGGGCCAAATTGCCCTGTTGATTGAGTGACGGCATCTAGTTGATTGCGAAACACTTCAAGATTTTTGGCTGCCTCAAAAGCCTGTCCTGGTAAAGACGTGAAAAACGCTAATGCTTTATACGCCGTGCCATAAAGCAGCACTTGTTGAGCGGCGTGTCCAAATTCGGCTCCTAAGTCTTTAATCGCAGAAGTTAAAGGAAGAGTTCTTTGATTTAAAAATTCACTGGCGCGTTCCAATTGGGTGGGAAGCGTGCCGAGCATGTGGTAACCCGGAGGAAGTTGCGACGACCGCCCCATCCCTCCACCAGGGAATGCAAGGGCGCCTCCTCTTCCACCATCGCCCCCTCCACCAGTTCCGCTAACTCCACCGTAACCAAAGAAGCCGCCACCTCCATAATTCGTAGTAGTACCAGCAGGTGGTAACGCCGCCTGGATTGGCGCCCCTGGAAGCTGAGGCCCTTGGCCAAATTGAAAGAAGGATCGAGGCGGCGTGGTTGCCATGCCCGCGAAGGGGTTGGGAGCGTAAGGAGACACTGGCCCGATGGAAAGCTCCAGTGCGCGACGAGCTTTATTGATTAAGTATTCGGCAGCCCTGCTTAATGGTGCCTGTTCCATTCCAATCTGCGGAGATTGAATCGCAGGCAAACCCTCAAACATTTGTCTTGTCATGCGAGAAGCACTTGTTTGCCCTGCCGCAGGAAGAAGGAGTTGACCAGCTTGCTGCGGATCACGCACTCGCTCATAAAGCTCACGCGCAGACGCGCTCATGATCCCTTTACTTAAAAAATCAGCTAAAACAGTTCCAGTCTTTCCGATCCATGGATTTGTTGTTCCTACGCTTTTCGTATACTCCGTAAAATCCTTGGCAATGGCCTTTAGCAATGGATCAAAAGCTTTTCCCTTGAGGTCTAAAAATTTCAGTCCCTCTTGCTTAAACTCCGCTTGTTTATTGGCAGCACCAATTAGATCAGTGGTAATTCTCCGTTCGGGCATCATGCGCAACATTCGTTGAGCAGCGCGAGGATTTTCTGTAAGATTTGCTATGCGGTCCAGCATCTCATTGAGATTGGGCATAGAACGCGCAGCGCTTGTTTGCCTTTGTCCCCTGAGAGGCTGCAAACTTGCTTCAAAGCCAAGTCCTTGCTGGTATCTTCCACGAGCAATCAACTCCCTAATTGCACCTAGAGCGGCAGAGCGATTGGCTCCTTGTGGATTTTGAGATTGAAATGCTTGTAGAAGTCGCTCAACTTCCTGTCTATTTCTTCCCGATGGCAAGCTAGCGGCAGCTTTTGCTAACGCCTGGGCATTTGCTTTCGCAATTTTAGTGAGTTCTGCTTGATACGCAGGGGAATCTAAAAATGAGGGACGCTTTGCTCGGCCAGCTTCGCCTCCACTAACTCCAGCGGCGCCAGCGGGCGCTATTCCCCCCTTGAGTTTTGTCTCAACTTCAATGACAATGCCAGAAAGACTATCCTTAATGCTCTTCCTGATAGCATTGATATTTTTGACGAGAGGAGGCTTGACTTCAATTGGCACAAAGATTGCGCCTTTTGGTCCCGTGATTTTTGAAATAATATCGCGCCTTGCCTCAGCAGCCTTGGCCCCGGAAATGCTGGATTCAACTTTTACATCAAGAGAAATATCTTCTTTCTTAAGCGCAGCAAGAGTTTGCTTGAAAGCATTCACTTGCTTTAGCAGTGCCTCAAGACTCGTGCTCTTTACTTCTACATCATATTTTTTCCTGCTAAGTGAATTGCTAAGCAAACGCAATTCATTGCTAATTTTGTCTCTCTTAAAGCGAATATTAATATCAATCGGCTGTCCAGCAAGAGCGGACGATGCCTTCTGCAATTCCTGTCTGAAGAAATTAAGGTCAAGACCCACCTTAAGGGTCATATCAGCATTTTGACCTGCCATCTTCAACTACTCGTTATTGTCTTCATTCTATAATCATTGATCCTGATTGCGCCCAGCAAAAGCCTTTAAATCATCAGCCAGCAACGCAATCACTCTTCCATCCATTCGCCTCGCCTTCATTAGGCGCTGGAAGATAATCAAGCTTTCATCTGTAATGCCCGTATCTTTTTTGATCGCTTTGGTATCAAATGGCAAGAAATCCTCTGGCTTCACCTTGGACTTGCGCCCTGCCATCATGCCAGCCGCCATCGTGCCGAGCTTTGCAATGGCAACGCTTTGCACGTTATATTTTGCCACGTCGTGCTTATCAAGATATTTTAATGCACGCTTAATATCAGACAATGGCTGCCGACCAAATTGGTCAGCATGCCACCGCCTGTCGTTGAAGTCAGAAGCCGAAAGCCGAAAATAGATTTCGTTCCAATCCGTCAAGTTTTTAAGCTGGTTACGCGCTCGCGCTTCCAGCATTTCGGCTACTGAGGACCATTCCTCTTCGTCGCTTTTTTTGCTGCCACTGCCTCCTGCGTCTCAGCATTTTGCTCTTCAGCAATAAATTCAACCACTTTTGCAATGGCTTTACGAGGCAGATTTTTGGTGTCGTCCAGTTCCCAATCAGCAAGATCTTGCCATTCACCATCAATCAAACCCTGCCCCCGAGAACGAATGAAGGCAGTCACCATGCGTGCATTAGTGCTTTCCACTGAAGAGCCGCTAGTAATCATGCCCAGCGTTTCCTCGGTGTATTCCGAAAGAAGCTCAGCTTCCGTAATCGAACCACCACCGCCTTGCAACAGCCCAAATGCTTCGTCAAGCGGAATATCTTTGGCAGTGGCGATCTTCTTGGCAAGCTGCACGGCGCGAATAGTAGCCTGGCTTTGAAGCTTGCTGATTTCTTCCTGCTCGATGGCTTCAGCCACAAGCCAGCCGCCATATTTCTTCATGCGAATTTCCGGCAAAAGCTCAAAATAGTCTTCGGCCTTAGTCTGCAGAAGGAAGCTGTATTTGCTCATGATCAAGAACGTTTAACAATGCATTGAATACCTTCACTCTTTCGCTGCTAGAGCGAAATTCTTTAGGCACTTCAACCAGCATTGAATGATTTTCGTTGCTTATTCTAAGTGTCTCTTCGCGGCAAGAAACAAGACACAATATGCCCGCCTCCAGGGCTGTGCCATCAAGAGTGCAATTAATGGCATGAACGCTATTGTCGGCGCTCCATAAATAATCAATGTTCATGCACTGAACGCAAATTTAATTCGGCGTTTTAATGCTAGGCGCACATCACTCGTCTCAAACAATGCTGGCGAAGCAAGTTCATCGGTCCATTGCCGAGGAAAGCCCGCGCTTGTTCCTAGCCCTTCATGTACGTCCACCGCGTAGTGATAGCCATTTTTAGGATTAGTCGCATCCCAAGTCCAAGATGCGACGATGTTAGAACTGCCCAGGTTTATATTGAAATTGTCCAGGCCACTTTCATAAAGAGCCCCCAGGTCATAAATGTCACGGCGGCCTTCACCAATTAAATCACCATTTTTTCTGCGTGTTTCTCTCCCGTATGCCCATCTATCCATGTCCCTAAATTGCTCCTGCCAGTAATCTTTCTGAATATCTTCTGTAACCCAATTCTCAAATGCTTTGGCGAGCCTCGCGACTAAATCATTTGGATTCTTGAATGAGCCGCCAACAATAATTCCACTCATGGCGCTATTAAATTACGCAGGATCAAATCGGGAATCAAAAAACGACAACGTTCGTAAGCCACGTCATCGCCTGGGAAATATCGTGGTGTAGAGTCAGGAAATCTCCTTACCATTCTGTCCATGGCAGTGGCAAGTGTGCCGCTATTGGGCGTAAACTGCGTGAGCACTACTTCCCATACTTGACTTACCTTCACAGTACCTCCCAATGGAGAGCGAGGATTTAGCCGGGGAAACTCTCGCATTGTCACTTCTAAGCCTTTCACCTTCCATTCATTGGGCACACTTTGCCTGCCCACCACATACACCGCCGGAATAGTTGAATTACCTGGCAATGTATAAACACCAATTAAATTAGGCGATGCAGAAAGTAGCTCGCTAACTACTTCCCGAAGTTGTGCAATGTTCACAATAAAAAGCCTCTCCGTAAGGAGAGGCTAGCAAAGAACAATGGAAAGATGAATCAGCTATTGGGAGCCGAAGGGATGAGCGAGCCAGTGTTTTCAGCATTCTGGTGAATGCCAATGCGGCCACGGCTAATCAGATCAAAGGTGCATTCCACGAGGTTATCGGCAGGATAGCTCTCGTTGTAGTTCATCACGCGACCCACGTAGGCCACGCGATCATAGTAATAAGTGGTACCAGAAGCACCAAGCTGCTTGTTGATTTCCACGTACACTTCAGCGTTCTTGTCGTAACGAGCCGAGCTGATCACTTGGAATGCTTCGTCAAAGCTATTGGGCAGGAAAGTGGTGCCATCAACATCCTTCTGGAAGTAGGAAGTGACAGAAGCAGTGGCCTGACTGGTAACAATCACGCTATCAGCAAAGCCGCCGCCACCAAGCAGATAGAATTCTTGGTTGCCATCGTTAAAGGCAACAGAAGCCGTGGTAGCGGCTTGCAGAGTGTAAAGGGTGGGAGAGCCGGTCACGGTGAAAGTGGCGCCGCTCTGAGTGATGACGGGGCGACCGCTAGCAAGAGTGACAGAACCAACGCGCACAATCACGTCTTGGCTCTTCACCAGCTCAGTGGGATGGTAAAGCATGAGAAGATCCTCAATGGAAGGAAAGAATGATTAAGCGGCGCCATGCTTGATCAAGCATTGTCAACGCTTCCTTTGCCAATTAGTCTAAAAATTCCCCTAATTGGCGTGCCGAGGAACCGCCAATAATGAATAGCAATTTCCTCGTTTGGCAACAGTTCAAAACGCCCTTCTCTTCCATTGATTGTTGCTCTAGCAGAATCGCCAGGGACAATTCCTGATAGCGTTAATGGAGAAGTGAGACGCCCCTCCATATACACTGCAGTTTGATCTGCCCCAAGCAAATAATCGTACTGAGGATTACGCTTTTGCCTTAACGATGCGTAGTAAGTGACGCCTGTCGCAGCAGCTACGTAATTTCCAGTTTCGCTATCAAACGCATAGCCCGAAGCCACTGACCATACCAAAGTGGAATTAGCAAGTGGCTCCAGGAAATTGCTCATACAACGAAACCAACAGAAGAAGAAGGAAGCAGATTTAGCATCCGCTTGAACTCTTGACCATATTGAGTGGCATCTAGCCCCTCACCATATACCTTGCCTTCAGTGGCACCAATTTGAATGCCCATTTGAGCAAGCTGAATGGCAATAATGTGAGCAGAAAGAAACTTTACTGCCCTATCAGTTTGGTCTCCAAAAACGTCTTCTGAAGCATCAAAGGTGGCTTCAGTAATGGCGCCATTTACAATCCCCGATGGATGAGGACTGAATTCAGGAAACCGCTCAAGAAAACTTGCATAAGTGACGGCCATAATCAGGCTTTCCCAATGCGAATGTTTTCAATGCGCTTGTTAATAGCATTACGTACGCGCACACGGCCTTCAATTTTTTTCCAGCCATTCAGTTGATCGGGATCATGAATAAGCTCGATCATGCGGATGGCTTCCACCATTGGCATCTGAGAAAGTGTTTGCACATCTTGCGGAATGTCTTCCACCATGATTTGCTCCCGTACTTCCTCAATGGCTCCAATGTTCATAAGGCGCTTGACCGCCCTATTTTCACGAGCCACTTTCCATTGATGCTCTGGAATATCTTGATTAAGACCAGGCGTGAGTTGAATCATGCCAGTTTGCGTAATAATGCCAAACCCGCCTTCGCGGGGCGGGTTTTCAAGTTCGGGACGATAAGCAATGAGCATTGTTCAAAAGAAACAATTGTCCATAGCTTAACGTCCCTTGCTTGACTAACTATCCTCAGGCCGAAGCTTGAACGTAGATAACGCTCTTGGGATAGTACAGAGCCACGCCACCAACGCGGGCATGGGCGGGAACAATGAACTCAAGACCACGCTGTTGGGGCGGGAAGAGTTCCAGCGGCTGAGGAATGTGCAGTTGCAGTTTCTCAGGATCACGCTTATACACAACCATACGGTTGGTATTCAGCACGCTGTTGGCAGCATCCAGTTGGTTGATGGGCTCAACGTTACGGATGTAGGGGTTGGTACGCAGGAAGTATTCCAGCACGGTCACGTCCGAAGAGTCGGAATTGCGAGTGGTGGAAACTTTGTTGTAGTCCTCATAAGGCATGAGGATAGTGTCGGGCTGCTCCTTCATCTTGGAAGCGTTGATAATGGCGCTCACGCCATAGTTCAACAGTTCCAGCATTTCCTGAGCAGTGGTGCCACTATCGGTGAACCACTTATCGGCAGCAACAACGTCCACAGTGGAGTTGTTGAAGAAACCAGACAGACCGACGCTGCTCTCACCGAACAGAGCCACATCTTCCACTTTCTCCTCATAGGCACGGCGCACAGCAGCAGCACGACGCTGCTCCAGGGCAATGTTGGCCATTTGAGCAGCACGCAGTTCCTGCACGGTGTAACCGAAGGAACCACCGAAGGATCGGATGTTGATGCTCTTCTCAACTTGGCTGATATCGGCGCGGGGCAGATCATCAGCAGCATCAGCGATCAGCTTGAACTCACCAGTGGAGTCCATGATGCGATAGGTGAAAGTCTGAGCGCCAGGGCCAGCTTCACTCGTAACAGGCAGGATGGTCGGATACTTAATATCCGCATACTGCACTTCAAACACTTGGGGGCGGATGTACTCAAGCTGACGCTCAAGGAACAGACCCGCATCATCCATACGGAATTCAGACATGGTTAAAGCCTCCTATCAATCGCCAGTGAGGGTAAACGAGGGGCCATTCAGCTCCAGAATCGCAACGCCATCACCAGTGGTGGTGGTCAGATAGCGAGCATTGGACAGAACGGCAGTCTTGCCAGAAATGACGGCATTATTGAAACGACCGGCATACTTCACGCCAGTAGCAGTGTGAATCACGCGCACAGCAGTGGAAGGGTTGACAGCGCCATGCACGTACACGGCAACTGCACCTTCGCTGGCCACGTTCATCACTTGATCCACTTTCACACCAGGACGGCTGTTGGCATCCAAGGCGGTTTCGTCCACATAAGTGAGGACGTTAATGCCCAGGAATGTATCGCCAGATGCGGAAATGGTTTTAGCGCCAGTACCACCAGTGCCAGTGCTGTCATACACAACGCCATTACCAAAAGGAATGACGACGGCAGTTTCGTTGACGCGGGTGATAATGGTGTTATCACGAATGTCGGACAGTTGACCTTCCAGCAGTGCGTCGTGCTCCAGAGCATAAGTCTGTTGCACGCCACCAGCGGAAGGAGAGCCCGAGGCAGAGAAAGTTACGGCCATGATTACTTAGCCTCCTTGGAGATGGAAAGGGGCTTCTTCCAGGCGTTCTGCAGCATATCCATGTAAGCGGAAGGAGCAGAAACGGGAGAAGCAATGGAAGCTACGGCTTTACGCAGCTCGTCAGTGGTGGCAGAGTCAGAACGACCCTCGGAAAGAGTGTCGAACATTGCCTGCACGTAGTCATCGCTCTTCTCAGAAAGATCAAGCTCATCACCACGCACTGCTTTGATGGAATCAACCATCACTTCGCGAGCAGTTTTGCCAGCAAATTCATAAGCAGAATCCAGGACGGGCTTGGCTTTCTCAATGAGAGCCACGCGCTCTTCAACCATGGAATCAAGATTGATTTCTTGAGCAGCAGCAAGTTCGCCTTTCAGCTCTTCCACTTGCTCGGCCAGGGCATCGGCGCGACCCTCAGCGGAATCGCACTTGCCCTTCATTTCTTTTTCCATGGCGTCCATTTCTTCCTTCATTTTGGAAGCCTTGGACATCATTTCATCGTACTTTTGCTTCATGTCCTCGTAGGACATTTTGGCGTCTTCGCGTTCTTTGGTGATCGCAAGAGCAACGCTCTCAGTCACCTCGAACTCGGCGCCATCAAAAACGACTTTTGCCGTCATGAGATGGTCTCCTCCATTAGAGATCAATGATGGGTCAGCAGCATCTTGCCTATCAAGATGAAGCTTCACTTGCGGGCCAGCGCGGCCCCGACGAACAACAGCGATGTGATTGCCGATGATTTCCTTTTGGATGCCATCGTAATGTTCACCGTTTTCTGTAACGCCAGGCGTGGGATCATAATTCACCCTATAGCCCGCGCTTACCTCACGAGCATCACCTTTCATGATGCGCTTAATGGTGTCTTCATCAGTGATGGTCATCACCGCCTTTACGAAACCATTGTCGTACACCACTTCAGTACCACTAAAGCCTACTTGGTAGTCCTTAGTATTCTCTGAATCGAGCAGTACAGGCGGATGCTCAGAAGTGATTGCCTTGCCCGCGAATGAAGCAAGACTATCGGGAGACGCCACTTCTGTTTCAGGACGATATTCGCGACGAATGGAACCATCACTATCTGTGTAGTGTTGGATGCCAGTCCGCGCGATTGAAGCCCACGCTCGAAGATAACCTTCTGGCGTGAGTTCGTATTTCTCAATAGGAGAGAAATCGTATCGGCAAGAAATGGTGCTCATATTCATACTTTATCAAGAAGCAAATGTTATACTTTATAGGCTTATGCAAAACGGAATAAATCATCGTGATGTTTTTGGCGCGTAGCACGACGGATGCTCTTAAACTTCCCCACCAAGAGGCTCGCATTCTCATTGCGAGTCGCATTAAAGAAGCCCGGCTTAATGCCGGGCTCACGCAACACGACGTGGCAAAAGAACTCCACATTAGTCAAAGCTCTTATTGCCGCATTGAAAAAGGCACTGCTCCGCCAGACTGCGTGCAGATTCGCACGCTCAGCGGCCTCTACGGAATTAGCGTGCTATGGCTGATGGGCTACCCATCTTTCATTGCAAAAATTAATTGATTTCTTGGTAAATGCCGTTTATCAAGAAGGTCAATAATCAATCCCCATCATCGTCTTCGCCACGAATGCTGGCAAGTTGATGTTCAATGTCTTCCATAATGTAAGACTTCGCCATCGCCTCAATTTCAAACGTTAGGAACTTTGTCGGCTCAAAATGCTCATCAGGCTTTTCGTAAACACTCATCACATAGATGTGCGTTTCGTCCAGCCGTCCATTCTTAAAACATTGCTTCTCTACCAGCTCCCACCTAGAAGTGTTGCGATGCTCATTGGCGGAAAGAATAGAGAGAGCCTTTAAAAGACCAATGCCTTCGTCTTCTTCTTCGATAACGCGTACGTATTCGCTCATTGGTCTTTTTGACGACTCTCTACCATCTTAATGATGCGATTTGCCCACGCCCTGCCAGCATCGCCGCCCCATAAAAGCCATGCGATATAACCAGCATCATCTTCCCCGCCACTTTTATTCTTTTCATGGCGAGAGAAAAATGCCGACATGCGCTTGATGGTGGCAAAGCTAATCTTGCTTCCGCCCGCTAAATCACCAGCACGAGCAACGCCGCTTCCAATGCCTTGCTTGCCTGCTTCCTGCGTTGTCAAGCCGCCCTTGCCGTGCTTCTTGCGCAGCTCTAGTCCGCGACGAGCAGCAGCCCTTACAACCGCAGGAGGGGCAAAGCTTTCAGCATCGCCCCTCAGCGCTTTTTTCCGCAGGAGCTATCCTCCATTTCTTCTTCCTCTTCTTCCTCCCCAATCAGCTCCTTAAAGAAGCCCATATAGTATTCATCGCTCATATCTTTCTTAGGCTTGCGCGTCATGCCAGCTTCGGACAATGCAATAGCAAGAGCTTGCTGAGAGCTTTTTACAGGCTCCCCGCTGCTGCTTTTGAGCTTGCCACTCTTGAATTCGCGCATCACTTTTGCGATTTTCTTTTGCTTTTCTTTCTTGGTCATCGGTCTGAATTCTTTTTGTCTAGTTTAGCAGTGTTTCGTGGTCATCAATATGCACGTTTTGCTTGGCCGTAACGGAATGCGGCATTTGATCAACAATGCTGGAAAAAATTTCTATATTCGGCTCAAAATTAAAATAAGGGAAATGATGAATGGCGGTACTAACCGCATCTTCTTGACATTGAACGGTGGCTAGAGGATATTCGCATGGAAGCCGATTCGGCCACTGTGCTAAACTGCCCAAGCCAGAAGAATTGAAACGCTCGATAGCAGAATGGAAGCATCGAGCAAGTAGTTTCCCTTGATGTAATGTTCCAGTAAGGTAAAGTAAGTCTGGATCCTGATTAAATGTCTTCCTCCAGTAATTAATCAAGCTCTTGCCAGTGCCTTGTAAATCGACAATGATTTTCCCAACCGCAACGTCTCTTACATACTGCTCCCATTCTTCGCCAACTTGCTTCAGCGCGATCCTGGAACAATGAAAAGTATTGTTTGTTGTGCCATGCAACGCTTCGTGAATGCGCTGCAAATGCAAGCAATCTCGATAAACAAAAGCTACATTTTCTGAGGGGATTTCCAATGCTGCTAAAATTAGCGCTGGAATATTTAAAACAGCTTGCTCAATCCACATAGCTTTTAATAAATCGCCATCTTCATATGGAGCCGCAAGGCGCACCACTCGCATGAGCATTGCCAGGTCTCCACCAACGCTTTCTTCCCACGACGAGAAATGCACGCGCGTGTAATGCTTTGCTTCAATGCCAGCTCTGTTCGCACTTGCTACGTCGGAGTGATAATTATCCCCAATGTGTAAATCAATCTTGGGAAGACTTGCCCAAATACTTCCTGAGCTTTTTCCTCCGGTAGAAACAAAAATTTGGACATCCTTTGTTAAGCCGTTCTTTCGCAGAATTGCATCAATTGCCTCTTTGGGCAGATACATATCGCTAACAATTAGATCTCCATTTTCCACCTTATTAATATTTTCAACAATGGGACAGCAATGCTCTAACTCTGCATTGATCTCTGCTTGCATATAATACTGCTTCTCATTTTCATTCCATCCATAATCCTTTGAAAGCTCATCGTAAATAGTTTGCAATGTCCAAGGACATCTGCTTTCAGCCGCTTTACGTCTATGCGTAAAACCTTGCAAACCAAGCCCTTCCCCCATTGCATCAAACACCGACAGTGGGTTAAACTTTCGCCTCGTAACAAGGGTGTCAAAACAGTCCCAACTAGTAGTCATTGCTTTTCCGGAATAAAGTCGGCATCAAAATCATTAATGCGTAAGAGTGTATATTTTTTAGATGCAAGATACTCAGTAATTTCCTTCAAAAAATCGTTCCTGTGACCAAATTCAAGGGCGATATAGTCAAAGCTAGTCCTTTCCCACGCGATACCTTTTAAAGCCTCAAGCTCTGCGCCCTCTACATCCAAACTGAAATAATTAAAATGCAAATTTTCGCCTCCTAGCAACTTGCTTAATGGTTGAGCGGTCATTGAAACAACTTCTACCTTGCTGAAATCAAAAGCGAAGTAATTTTGATTATGAGAAATGCCTCCAATGCGAGAAAGGAAATCATTGCCAGAATGTGGCAATTCAAAATCCACTTGTTTTTCTTCGCTCCACACGGCTGCTTTAATCACACAAGACTTGGGCCTATTGAGTTCGCATTGTTTCGCAAGAATTGGATTGGCTTCAATGCAAACACCGCCCCAGTCAAGCTGACTTTCCAGTGCGTAGGTATTAGATGTAGCGATGCCATCATGAGCCCCTACATCCAAAAATTGGCCATTCTTTGCTCCCTTAATAATGTTTTCAATAAAGAAACGATCTTGTCCAATTTGACTGTAGTATTTCATAGTGCATACACCTCACGTGCTTGCCATAGTTCGTTGTAATTATTCACGCCCTTAGCGCCAAGTCCAGTTAAATCCCCGCCGCCCGCAGGCTTACTCCATGCCATGATGGTGCCGTCTGGAAGGACAAATGCCCTGTTCTTTTGACCATGCGTAGGCGTTAGCTCAAGATAATCTCCATAAACGAAATCTTCTTGACTGCCATTAACAGCCAATGCTTTCCCAAGTAATGTTGGACCAGTGGGGCACAATGGAGTGATGCCATAATACTTTTCGATGCAATTAGCAACAATCATTTCAATCGCAGTTTGCAGCGCGGGATTATCTGGCTGAGAATAAAGCACAGTCGTGGCGCACGCCCAGCTCGTAAAACTAAAGCGTTGAATATCGCGAAAAGCCAAGAATTTCACGCGGTCGCCCAGTTCCACTGCATTGAAAGCTCTCACGCCGATATCAAAATACCAGCCGCCAAGCTTGTTCAACAAGCAGAATCGACCAAGATCTGCCTTATAAGAAAATGGCTTCAAAGTATCATAGGCCCACAGCACATGCTCTTCATAGTTGTCAGCGATGAAAGCGCGAAGCGAATCTGCGTTGTAAATAACATGCTTTGCTTCAGGAAAACATGCGTCAATAGTGCCAGTGGCGTGCTTTAGGAAGGGGCTTAGTTCTTCTGATGGATTGGTGGAGAGAAAGATTTGTGAAATTTGCATGATGATCAACCAATCTTTACTGGAGTGCCAAAGCCCTTAAATTCAGGCTCAGGAGCTTTTGTATTGAGAGTGCGCTCAACTGCATCGAGAAGCTGCTGTTGAATATAGGGCCAAGTGAAAGGCTCCTCCCGCAAACGCCTTGCGCACCATTGCCCATCTTTCCTCAGCGCATCACGATTTTCGTAATAATACGTAAGAATTTCAGCGGCACTGTCGGGATCGGGAAGGAAGCGCTCAAGGCCATAGTTCCTGTCGGTTTCCGAGGCGTTGCATTCAATACGCGGCACTTCATCAAAGATTTCTTTCAGGCTTGTATGGTCTGGCACCACTTGCGCCACGCCAACAGAGCCGTGCTCGCTATTAACAAGGCCCCAGCCCTCACCAATGCAAGTGTTAATGCCAATGTCTGCAGCGTTATAAACCTTGTTTAGTTGCTCAATGGGAAGGCAATTGTCAGTGGAAAAATGCGGACTAGTAAGGATTAGCTTGCCAGTAGGATCAAAGCCTTCGTCACGTGCAATTCGCTTAAACAAGGGAATGATCTCCCACCCCAAATCTTTGCTGCCCATGTTGAGCCAGAGACGAGCGTCGTCTTTGTCTTTGGCAAATTTGATAAAGGCTTTAAGCGTCAAATCAATACGCTTACGCGGCTGGTTCCTGTTGCCATTGAAAACAATGAATGCATCTTCGGGAACGCCAAGCTCTTTTCGGCACGCCTGTTTATCAAGCGGGAAGAATTTTTCAAAGTCTGTACCATGACCAATAATATCAATGGGCTTGGTGTAGCCCATTAGTTGCAGCTCCTTTTCCGCGAATTGCGTGTAAGTGGCTAAGCCGTCCCATTCCATCATTGGAGCGGTCAGCTCGGGGAAAAGGCCGTAAGAATCAATGGGAGTGTAAACAAACCATTTAAATCCAACTTGTTCCCTGAAGCTTTTCGCTTGATTCCACAGATTTAGCGCAATCCAGATATCGTTGGTCACCCACACCAAATCAGGCTTAATGCGATTGATGAGATCGGCAATACGATGAGAACCAAACGGATCAGAACCATGGACCATGGCGGGATACATTTGGCAATGCCCCTGCATTTCATTGGGATCTCCATGCCAATTTACCGCCAAAGCATGCACTTCATGCTCTTTTGCCAATGCAGGGATGAGATATTCGGCTACGCGTCCAAATCCCGTTTGCACGCCAACGTCGCCACAATAAAGAATTTTTGCCATAGGACAAAATAAGCTTGCCCAATACTACAGGCCAAAATTACACTTGCACACTTGGCGCTTGTTGGCGGAAATATTTGACGCTACATCGACAATTAGCCCTACATGCACAACGCTGCCCAGGAAGCGGCACGCTGCCAATGGGAACCATGCCGCGAGCAGCATAGTCGAGGCAATCTTGACAGTGTTTCGCTTGTGAATCAAGGATGCGTCGCATCAAGGAATAGCCTTGTTTTTCTTGACGAATACTGGCGCCTTCCCAAAAACTACCTCGCACGCTCTGAGCATACAGCCCGATGCGAGCAAGAGCCATGGCACTAGAAACGCGGCCATCCAAAAGATCACGAGCAAAGCTCTGTAAGAAAGCATATTCCACACGGAGACGCTGCCCGATGCGCCCCCAGTCAGCAGCCCCCATCGTTTCGCGTCCGCCATTGCCAATGATCGCCGCCTGTAAGTGAACAAGTTTAAGAGCCTCTCTTACGCTTCCTTGCCATTGATCCAACGTAATATCACCAGCGCTAAGCATACGTGTAAAACGCCGTAGCTCAGCGCCAAGCTTATTAATTCGACCATCCACCAATGCTTCCACTGCGCGAGCGCTGAGAAAACGTCCGTTAGCGCCGCGATACCTGCCACTGATAGGGTCGTAGCGCCAGGATGATTCATCAAAGCGAACAATGGCTTCAGAGAATTGGGAGAGATCATTGAGGCTGGACATCCTCTGCCTCCAGGATATCTTTGAAGCGCTCAGGCGCTTCTTCCTTCCATTGATTCAATGCGGCGGAAATATCCTCTTCATCAATAAGAGAAGCCTCATCAATATCAGCAAGAATGAGACCGCTTGTTTTCAATGGTTCAATTGCGTCTGTTTTACTGCTGACCATTTTTGCAGGCCCCTTACGCTCTGGGTCAGGATCGGCGGCACGTTTGCGACGCACGATGGTTTGACGCTCTTCTTTGCTCATGGCTTGAGCTTTTGCCTGTGGAAGACACTTTGGCTTGCCTTCCTTTTCTTCACGAGCGCCGCAAGGACCAAGGATTTCACCGCTGGCTCCGATTCTCACCCATTTTTCCTTGAACCATTTGTCAAGGTCATCTGCATGTAAATCGCCTTCATCGCTTTTGAAGGCGCCACTTAAAGAGCCATGCTTTTTCTTGTACATCTGCTTGTACTGTTGCACTACATAACCACTTGCGTAGGCAGAAGGCCATACTTTGAACTTAGCCTTCGCAGCACTCACAGCACGGGAATGAAGCTCTTCATCCGTAAACTTCACATCGCCACGAATTTCTTCAAGATCGCGAGGCAAGAAAAGCCCTGCGGCGGAATCTTCTTGGCTGTCTTCTACTTCCCGGCTTCCATCCATAGGAAGCGTGCCGTTTTCTTCATTTAAAGGATCGCGTCCACCAGGAGGAACAGCTAGCCCTTCACCCCCAGATTGAGTGGAGCCACCCCCTCCTTGAGTGGGAAGCTGGCGAATGACGGAAGGATCAAGCGTAAGCTCCATGCTCCACTCAGAACCGCCGTAACGGGCGTCCGCCACTTCCTTGGGACTCAGTACGCCGAGTTGAATGTAACGGCCATCTACAGCCGCCACGCGAGCCCTTACGTCAGCCATTTCGCGCTCATTCAGCTCGAACAATGGATTGAAGGAGATGCGCCACGATTCAGGAAGCTCGCCTTTTGTCGGACCGTCCTTGCTCAGCATGATGTATTCCATCAGCTTCTTGACAGGGCGCTTGAAATGCGTGCCTTGATAATCCGCCAAGGTTTTTGCAAAATCACGCTCTTCACTGCGACCAGTGGAGCCCAGGCCGCCAGGACTTTCACCAAATAGAACAGTGTGAGGAATTTTGCTGGCGCCAATAATATCCACGCGAAGCTTTTCAAGGATTTCTCCAATGCCACCAAAGTTGCGACTAATAAATTCAAGCTCTTCCTTTTCAGCGTCAATCGCGTAGCCACGATAAATGCTCTTGCTCATGTCATTCACTTGCAAGCGATCACGAATGGAGCTTTCTTTTCCAGCCGCAAGCATTGCTGCTAAGCCTCTCACTTTATGAACAAAAATATCAAATTCAGTGAGAAGAGTTGCTGCAGAATTGAGACCAGTCCAGTAATGACGGAAGCTGTCATAAACAGTTTGCAAACTGCTCATGCCCCAACCATAGTTACGTTGCCTAACGCGATAAGGCAGCCAGTCACCATCAAAGCGCAGAATCCTATCTTTGTGAATATAAGAAAGCGTGGGTTCGTTAATTAAATCTCCAGAGATGATCTGATAATAAGTGGCTTTTGAATAGTCGTATAAGTTTTCTTCGTTGATAACTGGTGCAATTTGCCATCGATCAAGACATTCAATTTCTTCAATGCGACGGATGTTACGTTTATCGACAGGCATGTAAGCGGGACGCCCATCGTCAATAAAGAGAAGTAGACAAGCACCCCCATAAAGGCGGGAGTTTTTGGCTGCGAGGTTGAGCTGTTCAAGAATGTAGAGGTCTTCAATCGTTTGTTCAATGCCTTGTACTTCTTCGGCTCTTACGCCATCACCACCGAACAACACTTTAAAGCCCTTTCGCGTGGCTTGATCTGCGTAGATATCGACAATGCGACGAGGAAGCCATTCTCCATAGAGATTTTCAAGATCTTCTTGCGGCAGGAAAACAGTGGCAGTAGTTTTGGTGTACTGACTCTTATCGCGGCCAGTGCCCATGCCAATTAGCACGTTTTGAAGGCCGTCTGCGCGAATGCCACCTGCCGTGGCGTGCCCCAAATCAATTGCTTCGCCTTCCATAACCAATGCTAATGGCTAAGTTGTATTGCTTTCAGTCTAATTCCTGGATACATTGTCCGTAGAAGCTGGCCATTATGGACTGGTTAATGCCCCTCACTTTCGCTTTCACGCCCGATCAGCGGCAACGCGCTCGCGACGAAGCTTTTCGCCGTCAAGCTGTCAACGAAAAGCAAGGCAGAAAGGGCAGGAACAATGGAGCCGAGAATGGCGAGTTGGCTCTGCGTCATCATTTGCTCGGCGCTGCTGGAGAAATGGCCGTAGCCGTAATGCTCGGCATGGAAAACAAGCTCTACCAAGAGACAGAAGCAAAACGCGGCTCCGCAGATCTTCCTCCAAATATTGACGTTAAAACTCGCTCTAAGCATTACTACGATTTAATAGTGCAGCTAGATGAAAACCCAGATAAGATATTGGTGCTTGTCACAATTGAAAATCGCATTACTCTCATCCATGGCTGGATAAAAGCTGCTGATGCGATGAAAGAGCAATGGAAAAAAGACCCAGCGGGAGGGCGCCCTGCGTACTTTGTGCCTAAAACTGAACTACTTTCCCTATCTTTGTTGAAGCACAAGTGAACCTTACTTGCAGTCAATTCGCTAAACATGCTCTCGGTTTAGAGCTTTATCCGGCGCAAGCTCGCATTTTGGATGAATTCTTTCAGCCAGGCAAATCTCATGCAGTGTGGGCTTTGGGACGAAGAAGCGGCAAAACCTTGATGGCTGCCGTGGCGTGCCTCTATATGTGCTTTGTCCTGGAAGAAGAATATCGCCGCAAAGTTAGAAAAGGGGAGCGATGGTATGTGGTGACGGTGGCAAACAGCCAAGACCAGGCTCGCATTGCTCTTAACAACATCCGTCAACTAATCATTGAAAGCCCCTTCGCCCAAGAGATTGTTCGCGAAACCGCTGACATCATTGAACTCAGTAACAATTGCGTATTTAAAGCCATCCCTACATCAGGACGAGCCGCTCGTGGTCTTGCTTGCGCTGGCGCAGTGTTTGACGAACTTGCGTTTGCCACTGAAGGCGATGCAAATAGTGGAGGGCGTGGCATTTATGACGCACTATCCCCTGCCATCGCTCAGTTCGGAGGTAAGGGACGCATCCTCGAACTGTCTTCTCCATGGCTCACGGACGGTATCTTCTATCAGCATTTCAAAGAAGCATCGTCAGGACGTTTTCCTTTCATGCAGGCAGTGAATCTCCCAACGTGGGAGATGAACCCAAATATTTCGCAAGAGTTTCTTGACACAGAGAGACAGCGCGACCCCGAAAAGTTTAAGGTTGAGTATGGAGCACAATTCGCCTCCAATCTTTCGGCGCTAGTCAATAGCGATGTGATTGATGCCTGTATTGATGATCGCCGCGCAGCACTACCACCACGCCCTGAATTCCAGGGAGCTTACGTCCTTGCCCTTGACCCCGCCCGTGGTGGCGTTGGCCGCGACGATTACACTGCTTGTATTGTTCACTACGAAAATGGCACTCTTGTCGTGGATAAGTTCCATTCGTTCGTAGCTGATTTTGAAATCAATGGAAGGAAGGAAGTGAATATCAATGCAGTGGAAGATTGGATTAAAGAGCAACATCGCCTATATGTGTTTGACACGATTGTGATGGACCAGTTCAACAGTGCTGGCACCATTCAAAGCTTGGCCAGTGATTTGCCCATTACAGAACTCACTTGGACTGTTAGTTCAAAAATGAAAGCTTTCAGCAAAATGCGAGAGCTTTTTAATGCAGGACAAATCAATATCTATCGTCACGAGAAGGCAATTATGCAGCTCAAGAACTTAACAGTGGTCTATAAACCAAGCGGGCAATGGAGTGTAACTGGTGGTAAAGCCACTGGTATTGACGACTTGGCATTTGCAATGGCTGGTGCCATTCTTGCTGCAAGTAAAGACGATGATATTGGCTGGATCGAAAGCTTAATCTCCTAGTATGATTTTCAAACAATAGTTCTGTCATGAAGTGACTTATTGCAAATTAACTATGCAGGAAACCAAATTCCTCGTAGCACTATTAGAAAACGCTCCAACTAGCAAGCAAACTTCTCTCCAGCTTCTTGCTGCAGAACATCTATACATCCCAACATTACTCCCGAAGCTCAAGGCCCATGCCAAGCGCCTGAAAGAAGAGGAGCAATTGGAGCGCTCTTGGGAAGCAGACGCCACCGACGATGACTACATGCCAGACCATGACGGCAGTGAAAGCTTAAGAGAATATGACGCCTGACCATCGTCGTGTTATGATTTCAAAGCTTTCGCGAAGCACGCTGGCCAGCGTTTTAAAGGACAGTATCGGGGGATGCTGTTCGTTGCCACAATGGATCGAAGGCTGTGGGCCGACCCATGGTTAAAAGCTGTAGAACGGCGGATTGAAGCCCCGCCTTCAGCGCCTTCGACCCTACGCCCTTGTAGCAGAACTGGTTTATGCAACGGATTTAAAATCCGTAGAGGACTCTCCTCATGTGGGTTCAAATCCCACCAAGGGCATCATGCTAAGCTGAAGGGACGTTCGCTCCAGCGATGGAGTGCATGACAATGCGGCAGGGAACGGGGCCGCATTTCATCGGGAACCATCATGAACCCCCTCGCTCTGATCAAGCAGCAGCTTGAAAAAGCTGCGCGTCTGCGTGAAGCTCAAATGGCTTCGCTTGTCTATCGCGGTGTTGCCTACGTGCCCAAGCCACATTGGTTTTGAGCTGTCGTTGTGGTAGCATTCTGAAGCCGATACGTCTTTCAATACATCACGGCATTTACTTGCTGTTCAACTTGTCAAGGCGTTAATGCAAGAAAAGGGGCCGTCAGGCCCCTTTCTTTATTGCCCGCACTGTGCATTCACTGTCATTCCAGTGGCGCACGGCATTGGCAACAATCGCAATATTGGTAATTAAATAAGAAGCAAAAATAAACGTGCGGACAATTGCGATTGTATCTGCTTCGCGATCATGCTTCCCCGCCTTCTCGCCCAGCGCCTTCGCCCAGATTCTCCACATTTGCTTCTTGCCGATGAATGTAAGATTTTAGTTCATGAAGATAAGCCCTAAGCATGGCTGCCTTCTCTAAATGCCACGGGTCATGACAGGCAAGATACAAAGCCATGTGGGCATCTACGGCCTTAAGAATATTATGAATGGGAGCGTTCCATGGCTCCCTAATAGGCGTGTTGAATGTCCGACGACGTTCGTCCACGGCGGAAAAATTCTTTTATATCTTCAAACTCTACTGGAGAAAAGTCATTCACTTCTAAGCAACAGTTGAAATAACGCTTATCAATCTGTCCATTGTCATCCAGGATACGATGGCAATGCAAATGGCCATGTACATTGCCCGTGTAATGCCCAGAAAGACACGATGGATGTACAGGGATGTGCGTAAAGATTAAGCCACCAGGAAACGTGCTATCACAAGGATGGAAGAATGCTCCCCTCACGTCTTCAAAATATGGCAAATAGTCTTTCAATGCGCCTTGATCATGATTGCCACGAATGAGAATCTTTCTTCCATTGAGACGAGAAAGAAGCTTTAACGATGCGCGAGGAATAACTACATCACCGAGATGGTAAACAGTGTCGCGTTTGCCTACTTTCGCGTTCCATCGTTCAATAATTGTTTCATCCATTTCTTCACACGATGCGAATGGACGTAATGGTTCACCATCGGGACGCACAAAATCAATCATCTTCGCGTGACCGAAGTGAGTGTCGCTCGTGACGAAAGCACTCATTATTTATATTCACCTACCACGCCAGTTTTTACAAATGGCCGCTCCATATTTTCGATTATTTTAATGGTCCACTCTTCAGCTTCATTTAAATCGTGAAACACGTTGCGAAAATTCCACCACCAAAGCTCTTTTTCCTGCACTTCA